TAAAGACAAAGTAAAATAAAAAAATATGTATCAACAAAATTTAAGTGATGTTTTCACTAGTGCAGTAGACATCGAATCATCTGCTACTTTACGAGCTCCTGGGGCTAGCGCTGCTGGTATACCATCTGGTCAATTTACAGATACCACAGCAAATATAGCAGCTACAGCACAAAAAGTAATTGCTTATGCGTCAGGTGGTACTTTTTTAGGATCTGCAATACCTAGTACTAAAGGTACGGGTGGAGCGCCTCTTTTAAAAGATACAGCACCTCAAATGACTAGAACTGGAGCTTATTATGAAATAGAAACTGATGCAGCTGGAGCAATTACAAACGTAAGAGTTGTAGTTACAAGAGCTGATGGGGCTTCAACTGCGCCAGTAAATCCTGGAGCAGGACCTAATTTAGGTGCAGCAACGCAAACTATAGTATTTAACGCTGATTCATTAAACGCAGCTTTTGGTCAAACAAATATAACTGGAAGTTTAAGTATAGCCTTGGCAGCTGGTGATCTTCAAAAACCAACTAGTGGATATAGTACATCTACTAATGAAGTTTATGAGGCTGATCAACAAATAGGTGGTTCGTTTGGATTATATGTAGGCGGTACTGGAGATATTATGTTAGAGTTAGCTGGGGCACAACCAAACCAAACAGTTACTATAAAAAGTGTACCAGCGGGTACAGTACTTCCTTTATTAGCTAGAAAAATTCTAGTAGGAAATGCTGCTACTACAGCTAGTGAAATACTAGCTTTATATTAGAGTAAATTAAATTAATTAAATTAAATCAAATGAAAAAAGTAGAATCAAAAGTCGAAGAGGCTAAAGTACAAATTACACCAGAAGAATTAAAAACTATTAAAAAACAACAAGAAGATCTAGCTCAATTATTAAAAGATATAGGTTTTCTCGATGCACAGAAACATGGTTTAAATCATAAATATGCTGGTGTTGTTCAAGATATAGAAGACTTTAAAACAAAGTTAGAAAAAGAATACGGTGCAGTAAATATTAGTCTTGAAGACGGTACGTGTACTCCAATAGAAGAAAAAAGTGAGTAACGTTATAAGAAAAATCAGTATAGGTGCTGATTACAAAAATGATGCCATGCACTACGCTGTTGGTCAGCAAGTGTATGGTGGTCATATTATATCTCATATATTATTTGATGAAGAAGAGTTTTCTTACAATATATTCATAAAAAAAGAAAACGAGGTATTGCCTTGGAAAAAGTTTAATTCTAATATGGCTATATCGGTTGAATATGATTTGGAATACTAATGCAAAGTCTTTATCAATTTATTATAGAACCTATAGGTGAACGTTATAATAATAAAATAAAAGTTGATAAAAAAGAATTAATAATTAATTCTAGCATTTCAGATCATAAATTTATTAATAGAACAGCTAAAGTAATAGAAGTACCTAAAGCTTTAAATACACCTATTAAAAAAGGTGATAAAATTATAGTTCATCATAATTTATTTAGAAGATACTATAATTTAAAAGGTAAATCTGTTAATGGTTCTAAGTTCTTTAAAAATAATATGTACTTTGCTGAAGTAAGTCAAGTTTATCTTTATAATAATAATAATAAATGGCACACTACAAATGACTATTGCTTCATAAAACCTATTTTAGAAAAAACTCCTTTTAAGAAGTCTAAACTAAAAAAGAATACTGGTATAGTAAAATATGACAATAGCTCCTTAGAGGCGCTAGAAATAACCCCAGGGGATGTTGTAGGGTTTAAACCTAACAGAGAGTTTCAGTTTATTATAGATGGTGAACTTTTATATTGTATGGAATCTAATGATATTGTAATTAAATATGAACACGAAAGAAACAAAACTGAATATAATCCAAGCTGGGCAAAAAGCAGTTGAAGAATTAATTAAAGTAGCTAAAGAAGCTATAGTAGATTCTGATGATGATATATCGGCTGATAGATTAAAAAATGCAGCCGCAACTAAAAAACTAGCTATCTTCGATGCTTTTGAAATACTAACACGTATAGAAGAAGAAGAAAGTATGTTAAAAGAAAGTTCAAAAAAAGATAAGGGCGCAAGCTTTAAAGGTTTTGCAGAAGGGAGATCTAAATAATGTACGTACAAAATCTTTATAAAGTAATACATAATCACATAAAACCTAAAATATTAAAAAGAAATAATAGATATAAAAAATGGGAGGCAGGTTATAATGAAGAGCATGATGTTATTATTATTAGTAAAACTGGTAAAATTGGTGAGATATATGAAATACAAGGTCTTAAAGTTGCGCTTCCGTTAGAAGAAAACGTATATAAAAGATCTGGAAAAAAAGAAGAGCAATATTGGGAGGTTGATGAATATCCAAAAGAGTTAGAAAGAATTAAAACTGTTTTTGACTGGAATAATTATCCTGCTAATTTTAAAGAAAAGTGGTATGATTATATTGATGAAGAGTTTAAAAGGCGTGAAAGTGGTTTCTGGTTTTATAACAAAGGCATTCCTAGTTATATTACTGGTTCTCATTACATGTACTTGCAGTGGACTAAAATTGACGTGGGCAGGCCGGACTTTCGTGAATCCAACAGGATCTTTTTCATATTCTGGGAGGCATGTAAATTGGACACCAGATGTTACGGATTGTGTTACCTTAAGAACAGACGTTCTGGATTTTCATTCATGGCATCTTCAGAACTTGTACACCAAGCAACCATCTCTTCGGATTCCAGATATGGCATATTATCGAAGACTGGAGCTGATGCAAAGAAGATGTTTACCGATAAAGTGGTACCCATCTCAGTTAATTACCCGTTCTTTTTCAAACCCATCCAGGACGGTATGGACAGACCCAAGACCGAACTCGCCTATAGAGTCCCTGCCTCGAAGCTTACCAGGCGTAAAATTGATCAGAACACCACGATCGACTGGAAAAACACGGGGGACAACTCGTACGATGGGGAGAAACTTAAGCTCCTTGCCCACGACGAATCAGGGAAATGGGAGCGTCCGGACAATATCCTCAACAACTGGCGTGTCACGAAAACAACGTTAAGGTTAGGTAGTAGAGTAATAGGTAGGTGTATGATGGGATCAACATCAAACGCTTTAGATAAAGGAGGTAATAATTTTAAAAAATTATATGATGCATCAGATGTTACAAAAAGAAACAGAAATGGACAGACTAATTCAGGATTATATAGTTTGTTCATACCTATGGAATGGAACTACGAAGGATACATTGATACTCATGGATTTCCTGTATTCGACACTCCGAAAAAACCGGTTCAAGGGATTGATGGAGGAAAGATACAAATCGGAGTTATCTCACACTGGGAAAATGAAGTAGAAGGTTTAAAAGATGATCAAGATAGTTTAAATGAATTTTATCGTCAGTTTCCACGAACAGAGAAACATGCTTTTAGAGATGAAGCAAAACAATCTTTATTTAATCTAACTAAGATTTACGAACAAATAGATTATAATGAAGATTTAAGAAATACAAATGTAGTAACACAAGGTAGTTTTCAATGGGAAAACGGTATTAAAGACACAAGAGTTATATTTTTTCCTAATAAAAATGGAAGATTTCTTGTTTCTTGGGTGCCATCAGCTCAATTACAAAATAAATATTTATTAAAAAATGGTATAAGATACCCTGGAAATGATCATTGTGGCGCATTTGGTTGTGATAGTTATGATATTTCTGGAACAGTAGATGGTAGAGGCTCTAAAGGAGCTTTACATGGTTTAACTAAATTTTCAATGGAGGATGTTCCTCCTAATACATTTTTTTTAGAATATATAGCAAGACCACAAACAGCTGAAATATTTTTTGAAGACGTTTTAATGGCATTAGTTTTTTATGGTATGCCAATACTTGCTGAAAATAATAAACCTAGATTATTATATTACTTAAAAAGAAGAGGATACAGGGGATATTCTATAAATAGGCCAGATAAACTTTACAACAAATTATCTGTAACTGAAAGAGAAATAGGTGGTATACCAAATAGTAGCGAGGATATTAAGCAAGCTCACGCGGCAGCTATTGAAGATTATATAGAAAATTTTATTGGTATAACAAATGAAGGTTATGGTGATATGTATTTTCAAAAAACATTAGAAGACTGGGCTCGTTTTAATATAAATAATAGAACACAACATGATGCATCTATTAGTTCAGGACTTGCAATAATGGCTTGTAATAAAAATAGATATTCTCCAAGTATGAAAAGAACTATATCTAAAATACCTTTAGGTTTTAAGAAATATAACAATAAAGGAGTAAATTCAAAAATAATCAAAATAAATGATTAACATTAACTATAACAGTAGTTTTCCAGATCAGGTTGTACCTGAAGAAGAGAAAAATTCTTTTGAATATGGTTTAAAAGTAGCTCAAGCTATTGAGCATGAATGGTTTAGAAATAACAGTGGACAAAATAGATTTATTGATAATTTTCAAAACTTTAACAGACTAAGATTATATGCAAGAGGTGAACAACCAGTTCAAAAATATAAAGATGAATTAGCTATAAATGGTGATTTATCTTATCTTAATTTAGATTGGAAGCCAATACCGGTTTTATCTAAATTTGTAGATATAGTAGTTAATGGTATGACAGAAAGAGGTTATGAAATAAAATCTTTTGCTGTTGATCCTTATGGTATAAAAACAAGAACAAATTACGCTGAAGCAGCATTAAGAGATATAACACAAAAACAAAGTATAGCTAATTTAACTCAGCAAACTGGTAGAAATTATTATGCATCTACTAACCCTCAAGCTTTACCAGATGATCCAGAAGAGTTAGATTTATATATGCAATTATCTTATAAACAAAGTATTGAAATTGCTGAAGAAGAAATTATAGATAAAGTGTTGAGTTATAATAAGTTTGATCAAATTAAAAAACAAATAGCTTATGATTTAACAGTTTTAGGTATAGGTGCTTGTAAAACTAACTTTAATTTATCCGAAGGAATAACTACAGAATATGTAAATCCAGCTAATATGGTTTGGTCATATACTGAAGATCCGAACTTTGAAGATTTATATTACGTAGGTGAAGTAAAAAACTTATCATTATCTGAGGTAAAAAAACAATTTCCTAATTTAACAAATGCAGATTTAGAAGAAATACAAAAATATCCAGGTAGAAACTCTTTTAATAATAGTTATTGGGGTCAAAACCAAAAAGATATGGTTCAAGTATTATTTTTTGAATATAAAACATATCACGATCAGGTATTTAAAATAAAACAAACCGAACAAGGGTTAGAAAAAACATTAGAAAAGCCAGACTTTTGGAAACCACCAGAAAGTGATAATTTTAAAAGAGCGTCAAGATCAATTGAGGTATTATATACTGGTGCTAAGGTATTAGGTTTAGGAGATACAATGCTAGATTGGAGATTAGCTGAGAATATGACAAGACCTATAGCTGATACTACTAAAGTTAATATGAACTATATACTATCAGCGCCTAGGATGTATCAAGGTAGAATAGAATCTATTGTAAGTAAAACCATAGGTTTTGCAGATATGATTCAATTAACTCATTTAAAGTTACAACAAGTACTTGCTAGAATAGTTCCTGATGGTGTATATGTTGATGCTGATGGATTGTCTGAAGTAGACTTAGGTAATGGAACAAATTATAATCCTGCCGAAGCACTAAATATGTACTTTCAAACTGGTAGTGTTGTAGGTAGATCGTTGACTCAAGATGGTGATCCTAATAGAGGTAAAATACCTATACAAGAATTACAAAGCTCTTCTGGTATATCTAAAATACAGTCAATGATACAAACTTATCAGTATTATTTACAAATGATAAGAGACGTAACAGGATTAAATGAAGCAAGAGA